TAGATAAAGCAGAAGTAGAGAAAGTTAACATACCAACTTGATATAGGTAGTAAGCAACTGTTGGGTGAACAACTAGAGTATCTAGCTCTTCTCCTCTTTCTCCAAGAAGTGACCTACCTCTTGCAACAGATGTTGCTGTTAAATAGTTAGCTTCACCAGCACCAGTAGCAGCAGCTTTAGCAAGGTCAAGATGGTTTGCACCTAGAGCACCTGCACCACCCGCAAATAAACCATTTAGATGACTAAATAATCTTTGTGAGTTTAACTTGTTGATAGCATCTGCAATTTGGTTTCTGATGTGACCCATTGGATCTTCACCAGCTGCCAATACAGCTACATCATCTACAGCATAAGAGAAACCTCTATGACAGATGGTTGCAATTTGTGTACCTGTAGTAATCTTCTGTGGTGTTAAGTAACCAGCGTTACTTGTACCCCATGTAGCAGTACCATCAATGATCTCTTCAGTTGGAGATATTGGATTGAACTCTGGAACCTGTATTCTTGTACCGCCTTGAGTTGCGTTTAACAAAGGGTTTGGTACAACAGCACCAGATTTTATAAATGCACTACGCTCTTTAATTGCTTCGGAAACGTATGCACTAAGATTATTCTTCTTTACGATGTCCGCTAATAGAACACCGCCAGAATAATTCTGAAACGGAGCAGCCATGAGTAAGCTAAATCTGTGAATAAAATGTACGTTCCCAAGTCACGGACTTGGAGCAACACCCATCAAATCACGGACTTGATAGCAACTTCTTTAAATCACGGACTTAAACTGAAGTAACTTTAGTTTGAGTGTTACTGAGCCTCTCTTTTCAGCACGGCTGCAAGTTCGGGGTTCTCGTTTGATATTATCATTTGTTGAGTTATATTGCCAGTTTTCCAAGGATTTATCTGCCCTTCACCTGTACTTGCTATTGGCGTTGGTTTTGCACCCATACCCGCAGCAGTACTTGGTTTGAAGTGATGTTCCCAACCACTCCCAGGATTTTTGAGACTTGTGAGATATGTTGTTAAATCTTGCTCAACTCCACCATTCAAAACAACTACATTACCTTGTGCATTCTTTTGTAATTTGTTTTGCATTAACGATAAAGTTTGTTCTGCATTTATCGCACCAAGATTGCTGATAGCTGCTAATGCTTCAGTTCTTGTACTTGCAGCTTCATTAGAATTTTTTAAATCTTCAATCGTTTGTTTTAATTGATTATTTTCTGCCTGTAAATCTTGATTAGTCTTATTTGCTTCCTCCCATAACGGCTTGAAAGCTCCTTGATCTTCTAATGCTTGGTTTCTGTCATCATAATATTGTCCAATTTTAGATTTAGCATTTTTAAACTTCTGCTCTGCCTCTTCAGCAGCTTTACGTTGTTGCTCTGCTAATGCTTCTGCTTTTATAGCACGTTCATTAGCTTCTTGAAGTTTTGCAGCAAGATCCTCTGTAGGTTGTGCAGGAGGTGTAGAAACAGCTGGTGTTTCATTGATTACTTGTTCTTCAGCCATAAATTATTCAGCAGATTTAGTTTCAGTTTTTTTCTTGACAGTTTTTTTAGCTTTTGGTGCGGGAGTTTCGTCAGCTTCTTTCTTTGGTTCTTTTACTTCCCACTTATAAGTCCCATCGGGTTGTAGGACTTGTTCAATAGATCCAGACATAATAAATGTGTACTTGTATATTATCTTAGCAGATTATTCAGATTTGGCTTCGTTTGCTGTTGGTAAAACTTCACCTTGAACTAAAATATCTCTAAATTCATCTCTATCTATGACTTGTTGTTCAAATAATGAGTTCAAAGCTGTAATATCTTGACCAATTAACCTTTCAATATCAAAGTCTCTACTAATTTTCACTTTTGGTGGTTCAATACCTACATATTGAGCAGATAAATTAAAAGCTTTTTGTAGTTTCTGTTCTAGTTCCATAGAAACCATCGCAAGCATGGAGTTAGTATCTACACGATCTAACCTTCGAGCGTCAGCAGATTCAGCTACAAACTTCTGTTGGCTAAGAGTGCTAATTCCAAGAGTAGCCATTTGCATTTGTAATTCTTTAATCTCAGCAGATTGAGCATCAAACGCACTTGAGGCTGGCTCTACATAATAAACTTTATTACCTGGCTGAGTTGCCATCGCATAATTTACAGATATAGCAAGATCTTTGGTCTGATCATCGTATCCTTCCATGACAAGCATTGGTTGAGATGCAACGTGCAAACTATGTATTAAATCAGCCTGTCTTTGAAAATGTGCAATATTTAAGTATGCAATGTCTAGTAAAGGTGGTTTACTTGTTAAATTATCTGTTTTTCCAGAATAAATTGTAACTAAAGGTATTTCACCAAGAGAAAAATTACCAGATTCTACTTGTTTATAGTCTTTCTCAACAGATCCAGCTTCAAAATCACCTGCTATGCTTCCATCTGACACATCATACATTTCTTCAATTTGTTCTTTCTTACGAAAAACTCTGTATCTACCAGGTTCGATTACTCTTACTTGATCAAATACTTTTTCTCCAAACTGTCCATCAGGTAATACAGCTTTTTCTGCAATCCTTACTTGAACTAGATTTCCATAATTTGATTCTCTATCTAATCTCCACCCATAAATATTTAATGGATCTACTTCAATCCAATATGGTCTACGATTTTGTTGTCTTTCTTCTGCAAGAGTCAAAGCACCCGATGGAGCAGGATAATCTACAAGAATGTGACTTTGACCATAAGTAAGAGAACACATTAGTAATCTTCGTGCGTATTCATCTAAATCCGAACCACAGCCATCAACATCTGCCTTGAACATCTCTGTCCAATAAGGATCTCCGTCTAATGTGATTGGTTTTCTTAGTACAAGACCTGTAGCTGCTCTTATTAATCTTTGCGTAAAAGGACTAAATACTGCTCTATTTACTCTCGCAAGATAAGCGTCATAGTCCTCTCTTGGTTCGAGAGGTAAAAAGGCTTCACTATTAGTTCTTAAATAATCTGTGCCTTCACTTACTGCTTTCATTATTTCCCAGCTCTTCATCATGTCCAACACTGCCCTTGTACGAGTGAAAGGACTATCTACACCGCCTACAGAAGTAGAAGATATGATGTTAGTTCTAATAGGTCCTGGGATTGCGTAAGTCATGTTAGCACTTCCATTTGCGTAAGGCTTTATTTATTCTGCTATTTGGATCATTAGCAGTTTTTCTTGATGTTAGCTTCTTTTTCATGCCTCTCATTCTTGCACAAAAAGATCTTTTTCTTGGGCCTCCTTCTGGCTGTGGTGCTTTTAAATTACTTCCAGTTGCTTTGTTATATTTACGCCTACCTTTAGCAGTTAAGCCACCTGATTTAGACTTCTCTCCTCCTTTTATTGTTAAACTAACTTGTTTACGTTTCTTTTTCATTATTTACCTACCTTTTTCATGGTTAGATTATGAGCTTCAGTAAAAGTTTTACCCTTTAACATCAAGTTCTTCATCTCTTCCATATGCTTCCTAGTATGAGTACCCTTCTTTTTATGCCTAGCTAAAGCATCTTTCTGTCTTTGAGTTAGGTCTTTCATTTTTTCTTCCTTTTTTTCTTAGAACGTAGCTTTTTAAGATCAGCAGCAGTGATCTTATCCCGTGGTGGAGCAACAGCAGCTAGTTTGCGTTGCTTGGGTGAATAAGATCCTTTAGGCATTAGATAGCAGAAGTAATAGCACCAGTTGTTACAAAACTAACTGATACTGTAGAAATATCTCCAACAGTAGAACTGAATGAAGTTCCTGTAATAATTCCATTAAAGCTTAATTTTTTAGTGCCTGATGTATCTAAGAAAAGGTTAAATGCAGCATCACCACTATCTTCAGTTGTTAATACATCACTAATTATTTCAGCAGTATTATCACCAGATGTTGCTGTATAAAGAAGATCAACAGTACCAGAACCAGAAATTAAAGATCCTACATACTTTCTTGATGTATCTCCATGAGCAGTACACTCAAGAGTATCTTTTGTAGTATCTAATGT